CCGATGATGGACTATTGACCGATTAAACTATAGATGACAAAAGAGGTTACAAAAGATGAAATTTTCAACTATTGAACAAGCAAAGAAAGCCATTGTTACTTTACCACGCGACAACGGCAACCGCAGGATTTTCCCCGTAGCAGTCAAAAAGGCTATAATTGAACTGTTCAACACTTTACAAGTGACACGGGTAGCATTCTGTGATGAGCTAGGCCTAGGGACTGCTAATTTTGACAACTGGCGCAAGGCCTACAACGACGGTTTGTTTGATGACACGCTAGGGGCTATCTGCGTATCACGAACAGCTAAGAAAGCAAGCAGTGACATCCTAGCACAATTAGAGCAAGAGAAGCGCATTATTGAGCGTAAGATCGCTATTATAAAAGAGGCTAAAACGCTAGGCCTAACAATTGCAGCTTAGTTGGTTTACCCTAGGGGATTCTAAAGAGTCCCCTACAATAAGCCAAAACGTAAACACACAATAGGAGATTTTACCATGGCATACTTTGACCACAACGATGAGCTAGTGTTAGACCAATACGATATATACGAATACGAGGAGGACAACGGCATGTTGCCCTATGATCCCAAAGGAAAATACGACATGTCTAACGCTGAAATACGCGACATCTATGACACTATGGGAAACTTGACAATCAAGGAACTAGCGCGTATCGTTGGACGTAGTGAGTCAACCGTCAAGGCGATCCTACTGGAGGAGGTTTAACAATGTATAATATAATGATGAACGGTGAGTTTTTGATGGACGCCGAGGGCAAACGTATCAACTATAGAACAAAAGAGGACGCATTGTGTGCCCTGTCATATTTTGACTTGACGCCTAGTGATTCCTATGTGATAATGCACTATACGGAAGTAATGGAACTAGAGGCCGCTATACGTGCCCTAGAGGCCGAGGAGTAAACAAAATGCTTTACTTACTAGTAGTTCCTCTGCTAATATTCCTAGGTGGAGCATTGTATACTATAGGCGAACTGTATAGCCTATGGCGAGACAATAATGACAGCGAGGAGAGCTAACCATGGATTTTGTAAATACTGGCGGTATACCTGTACCCTTTGCGGCTACACTATCCCCTTTAGAGTTGCTAGGGGCTGTGATTGTTGTTACACTATGGTTTTTACTTTATGAGGAGTTGAACAAATGAAACTTAAGGATTATCTCATAGAACGCTCTGAGACCTCCAGAGAAGCCCGTCAGAGACGATTAGCTATACAAGCTATAGTGGAGTACCATGTTGAGTCAATGACGCTTAGAGAGGCTCTAGGGCTGCTAGAGGAGCACCTGTATCGTGAGCTTGACAACATGCCCACCGAAGTGCTACAATCGGAATACGACAAGATTTTTAACAGGTAGGGGTTGACAATGGTTAAATATATAGTTACTATGGAAGTATCAACGTACGAAACGTACGAGGTCGAATGCGACAGCTTAGAGACAGCATTAGCTTGTATATGGGACGGGGAAGTGTCCCCTGTCGCTACGAGAGACAATGAATTTCAATATATAGAACATAAGGTGGAGAAATAACCATGAGATGCAAAGCATGTGATAAAATGATGACTGATTTTGACGTAACACGTAAGGATCGCGTCACGGGCGAATACCTTGACCTATGCGGCGCTTGTTATAGTGTCTCACAAAAGGCTATGAGTGATTATGACACAACCGTAGATTCTTTTGTTGACTTTGGCGGGGATGACGTGTATGATCTAAGAGAAGGCTATCGTGTAGCCTATGATGAGGATTAGACAAAAAGTTTTACATTGGGTGTTGACACACTCGGCAATCCATGGTATACTAAAGGTATACTTAAGAAAATCCATAGGATTGCTTAGGAATATATCTTTATAGTATATACTCCTAAGGAGTCCTAAGGACTCTAAAAGCCCCTAGGGTGTTCCTAGGGATAACTAGCCTAAGATGACAAAAGAGGATCTATTTATGGCAGTATTAGAAGGCGTTGTGGCATTTGAGTCACTTTACAAAACCGATGTGTTCAATGGTACGGACACTGGCAAATACAACGTGACACTTAAGTTGTCCGATGAAGTAGCAGAGGAGCTATCGGCAGCGGGTGTCAAGCTAAAGGAATACGAGGGCGTCCCACAGCGCAAGTTTGCAACCAAGTTCCCACCTATGGTTGTCGATGCGGACGGTAACCCCTTCAAGGGACAGGTGACCTTTGGGTCTAAGGTACGCATTAAGTATACCCTAGGTAAACCCCATCCTGTACACGGTGTCTCACCACAGCTAGCAGCCGTTAAGGTCTTGGAGCTAGCCGAGGGTGGCTCTGGTGGCTTTGACGAGGAGTTCTAATAGTGGCCGAGGACAGCACTTTTGTAAGACATGAGAGCTGTCCCTCCTGTGGCAGTAGGAACAACCTAGCTAGATATAGTGATGGTCATGCCTACTGCTTCACAGGTGGCTGTAGTCACTATGAGGCGGCTACAGACGGACAGGTGGTAATTGACGTCAAGCCAAAGGCACAGAGGAGCTTAGAGCGCATGGGAACAACGGCAGCGATACCCGATAGGCGTATCTCACAGAGAACCGCCGAGAAGTATGGGGTCACTGTGGAGTACAGCCCCGATGGTAAAATCAGTAAGCACCACTATCCGTATCACGACAGGGACACAGGTGAGCAGGTAGGGTCTAAGGTGCGAACGTGTGCCGAGAAGGGCTTCTATGCCACAGGTACATTCAGCAACACTGGCTTGTTTGGTCAGCAGTTGTTTAAACAAGGTGGTAAATACATTACGATTACCGAAGGCGAGGCGGATGCCTTAGCGGTTAGCGAGATGTTTGACGGTAAGTGGCCTGTGGTCAGCATACGGTCAGGCGCAGCCGCAGCAGCCAAGGACATTAAGGAAAACCTAGAATGGCTTGAGACCTTCGATAATGTGGTGATATGCTTTGATAACGACAAGGCAGGACAAGAGGCTACCAAGTCAGTCCTAGACCTGTTTAGTCCGAACAAAGCCAAGGTGTGCAAGTTGCCCCTAAAGGACGCAGGGGAGATGCTTAAGGAAGGACGTGTACAAGAGTTTACAAGGAGTTGGTGGGATGCTAAGCCTTATCGCCCTGATGGTATTGTTAGTGGTAGAGATACTTGGGGAATAATCTCGGAACGGAAGGATGTAAAAAGCATTGAGTACCCTTGGAAAGGTCTGAACGAGTACACCTACGGGTTTCGCCCTAGGGAGCTAGTGACAATCACAAGCGGCTCAGGCATGGGTAAGTCTCAGATCATACGTGAGCTAGAGCACTACCTGATTAAGAACACAGAGGACAACATAGGCGTCCTAGCGTTGGAGGAGTCAGTCGATAAGACAGCCTTAGGGATTATGTCTATTGAGGCCAACCAGCCGCTACACTTGCCTGACTGTACTGTTTCGGACGATGACAAAAAGAGGGCTTGGGATGCCACACTTAATAACGACAGGGTTTTTATACTTGACCATTTTGGCTCTACTAGCGAAGACAACCTGCTCTCCCGAGTACGCTACATGGCTAAAGGTCTTGACTGTAAGTGGATTATCCTTGACCATTTATCAATTGTTGTCTCAGATCAAGCGGAAGGTGACGAACGGAAGGCCATTGATTCGATTATGACCAAACTCCGGTCACTGGTACAGGAGACAGGCATAGGATTGTTCTTGGTTAGCCACCTTAAGCGCCCTAGTGGCTCTAAGGGTCACGAGGAAGGTGCTCAGGTATCACTGGCAGAGCTACGCGGCTCAGCGGCTATCGCTCAGCTAAGCGACATGGTGATAGGCCTAGAGCGCAATCAGCAACACGAGGACGAACAGACTCGGAACACCACTACAGTTCGAGTTGTTAAGAATCGCTTTGCGGGTCTAACGGGGGCTGCTTGTTGGTTGTATTACGACAAGATCACAGGCCGTATGCACGAGACTACGATGCCTACGGGGGACGATAAACATACGGAGTTCTAATGAGACAGCTAGTTTTTGACATAGAGGCCAATGGCTTCAAGCCTACGGAAATCCACTGTATCGTGGCGATTGACGTAGCGACTAATGAAACCTTGGTTTATAGGAGCGACCATGGAAATCTTAATGACTTCCGTACTTTACTTGATTCTGGGGCTTTCGAGCTTATCGGTCATAATATTATTGGTTACGATATTCCCGTTATTGAGCGACTACTTGGAGTCGACACTAGACCACATCGTCTTACTGACACTTTGGTCATGTCTCGTCTTGCTAACCCTAGCCGTGACGGTGGGCATAGCCTTAAGAATCTAAGCAGAGGTACAAATGAACAGAAGACTGAACACCATGACTTCTCTAAAATTACAGACGCTATGGTGGACTATTGTATACAGGACGTTAAAAGTAACGTGTTGGTGTATAAACGATTGCTCAAAGAACTTGCAGGATTTGCGCCTGAAAGCATTGCTCTTGAGCACGATGTACAAAAGATCATACAACGACAAGTACGTTACGGGTGGCTGCTAGATCAGCGTTGGGCTTTTGAGCTACTTGGTAAGCTAAAGCAACGTATGATGGAAGTCGAGGATGAAGTACGTTTAAAGTTCAAACCTATGCCAGTCTTTGTAAGACTTATAGAGCCAAAGTACAAGAAGGACGGTACACTGTCCTCGGTGGGCTTAAAGTTCTTAGGCGACAACTGGGAAAACGTAGGTGGTGCATTTAGTCGCATAGAATGGCCTGAGTTCAACCTAGGCTCACGCAGACAGATCGGTTTGTACCTACAGGCATTCGGATGGAAGCCTGAGAAGTTTACCGACACTGGACAGCCAATAGTTGACGAGAAGGTCTTATCGGGTGTCAAGGGTATTCCAGAGGCCACCTTGATCGCTGAGTTCCTTTTGGTTCAAAAGCGTATCGCTCAGGTGACGTCTTGGCTAGATGCCTTGGACGAGGACGACAATCGGGTACATGGTTACGTCAATAGCAACGGTGCGGTGACTGGACGTATGACTCACAGTTCTCCGAACTTAGCACAAGTTCCTGCGGTTTACTCGGAGTACGGCGCAGATTGCCGAAGTTGTTGGATAGTGCCCAAGGGTTACAAACTAGTAGGTGCGGACGCCTCGGGGTTAGAACTGAGGATGCTTGCACACTACATGGCTGACCCTGAGTACACCAAGGAGATTTTACATGGTGACGTACATACAGCCAACCAAGTTGCAGCGGGACTTGATACAAGAGATCAGGCAAAGACTTTTATATACGCTTTTTTGTATGGAGCAGGAGACGCTAAAATTGGAACAATCGTTGGCGGAACTGCACAAGATGGGCGGAGACTCAAGGACAAGTTCCTTAGCAATACTCCCGCACTTGGAAAGCTTAGAGAAGCAGTTGCAAAGGCTTCGGCACGTGGATACCTCTTTGGCCTCGATGGGCGCAGAGTATTCGTCAGAAGCGAACACGCAGCCTTAAACACGCTGTTGCAATCCGCAGGGGCTATCGTTATGAAGAAGGCCTTGTGCATCTTGGACGACTATGCAACCCAATGGGGCATAGACTACAAGTTCCTAGGCAACATTCACGATGAGTGGCAGGTGGAAGTCCGTGAGGATCAGGCAGACCAGTTTGGTCGTCTAGCTACGGCATCTATTGAGGCTGCGGGTATACATTTTAACTTACGCTGCCAACTGGCGGGTGACTACAAGGTAGGTGACACATGGGCGGATACGCACTAAAAACTTGCGGCTGCTGCAAAGTAGCCAAACCACTAACTGAGTTCAGGAAGTCGCACACTCTTGACGATGGGCTACAACCTAACTGCATAGAGTGTCACGATAAGTACAACTCAAAGACAAACCCACAGCGCATGTACGTCAATGGGAAATATATACCCAAGACTCACCCCCTGTGGAAAGCAGGACGCTATCGTACCTTCGAGGACGCAGCATTTAGCTCGTTGCAAAACTACAAGAAAGACCCTAGTGGTGATGTCTACATTATAGGCAACCCCGCATGGAACGGATGGGTTAAGGTTGGCAAAGCCGTGGATGCAAAAGATCGCTTAAATAGTTATCAAACTAGTAGCCCTTTGCGTGATTATGTGTTATACTATAGTCATAAGTGTTTCAATAGAAATACATCAGAGAAGAAGGCACATAAGGCTTTAGCTAAAAAGTTTGATAAACGTAATGAGTGGTTCTACTGTAACCCAGAGGACGCCAAGGAAATACTAGAGAGAATCTTATGAAGAAAACTACTGACACACTAGTGGCTGACATTTACAGCCTCATGTCCTCTAAGGAAGTACCTGAGGGCGTAGACGCTGAGGAAGCCATTGAGAAGTTCGGTGAGAACATCAAGGATTTGATGCGAAAGGAGTTCACTGAGAAGCGAGACGACAATCGGACGCTACGAATGTCTAACATTGGACGGGACGACCGCTACCTGTGGCATCATGTCAACGGGTCTACAGGCGAGACAATACAGCCCCACACGTACATCAAGTTCATGTATGGTCACGTGATTGAGGAGTTATTATTGTGTCTTACCAAGTTAGCAGGACACACTGTGACGGACGAGCAGAAGAAGTGCGAGGTCGAAGGTATCACAGGCTCTATGGACTGTAAGATTGACGGTGTAGTAACTGACGTCAAGTCCACCAGTAGCTTTGGGTTCAAGAAGTTCAAGGATCGCTCACTGGCTATTGACGACCCCTTTGGCTACATTAACCAGATCAAAGGGTACGCCCACAGCGAGGGTGCTCGTGAGTTCGGTTGGTTAGCCATGGACAAGCAGAATGGCCACCTGACGTACCTAAAGTACGACTTGGACAACGAGAATGACCCCATGCACGAGTTCTACAGCAGTTGCATTGTGGAGCGCATTAAGCATGTAAAGCAACTAGTGGCAGAGCCTACGCCTCCTCTGCGCTTCTGTCACGACTTACTAGAGGATGGGAAATCAGGAAACTTAAAGCTCGCAGCAGGTTGTGGTTACTGTCCGTTCAAACACACCTGTTACCCAGACTTAAGGGGCTTTGTTTATTCTACTGGCGTTCGTTGGTTGGCAAAGGTAGCCAAGGAGCCTAACGTGCCAGAGATCGGAGGTAAGGACGATGACTTCTAGTAAAAAGAAGCAAGACTACTACAGGTCAGGCCTTGAGTCTAAGGTTGCGGAGGCAGCCCCTAGGGGGCTTCTCCAGTATGAGCCTTGGAAGGTTGACTATGTAGAGCACCACACGTACCTGCCGGACTTCGTTAATGAGGAAGCCAAGGTGCTTGTGGAATGCAAAGGGTTCTTTAGGGTGGGTGACACCTTGAAGTATAAATCAATTAGAGACAGCGTTGGGGACTGGGAGCTAGTCTTCGTCCTCAGTGATGGTAACAAGAAGGTACGTAAGGGCAGTAAGATGACTATGGGACAATGGTGCGAGAAGGAAGGATTCAAATGGTGTACTCTGGACACTCTGGACAAGTTAATCAAGTACGTGGAGGCTAAGAAATGACTCTGACGTTCTATGAGTTGTGCGAAAGATTAACAAAAGACTTGGATTGTGAAGCAATATGTGATATACTAGGTATATCTGAAGGAGAACTTCTGGAACGCTTTGAAGACCGAGTTATTGAGAAACTGGATGAATTACAAGAGGCACTATACGATGACATCTATGACAAAGAAAACGATTGATGATGAAACCCCTGAGGCTTGGGATAAGGCGCGTCAGGAATACATTGAGAGCATCTGGGGCAAGGACGAGCCACGTAAGCCCAACCTAGACGACCTACGCTCCATGGTATGGGGTGATGCCGATGTACGCGCTGAGTGGGCTGAGAAGGCCGCTGAGGGACGTAAGGACGCTGTAAACAACCCAAGCCACTACAACCAAGGCGGCATTGAGTGTATTGACTACATTGAGCAGCAATTGGGCGATGGCTTCATTGAGTACTGCGAGGGTAACGTACATAAGTACTTACACCGTTGGCGCTACAAGAACGGCGATGAGGATTTACGTAAGGCCTTGTGGTACTTGGAGCGTATGCTCACTAAGGTCGAGGAGGTAGGTGCGTAATGGCTGACATTAAGATCAGTCCAGACACAGCGGAGACTATAGCCGTGGAGGTTCTTAAGAACATGCACAAGGACTTCCCCGAGCTACAGCCGCAGATACGTGACGTCTTGGAGTACATTATGGTCTACAACGAGTTCAAGGAGTGGTCTAATGAAGGTTGAGCTAATTGAGACAGCCGGTGGTGACCTAAGCATTGTCAACAGTGCCCGTGTCTCCTTTGACAAGGAGTCTGAGCTTGTGTTGGCTGTAGGAGAGAAGCCTCGGTTGTCTGACCGTGATGTCAAGCTGATTAAATACCTAGCTAACCACGAGCATATGACGCCCTTTAGGCACAACTTCATACAGCTTCGTTGTAGCGTACCTTTGTTCCTCGCTAGACAGCTTATGAAGCACCAAGCAGGGCTTACGTGGAACGAGGTGAGCCGTAGGTACGTTGATGATGTTCCTGAGTTCTATGAACCTAAGGAGTGGCGTGATAGACCTAAGGAGGGGATTAAGCAAGGTTCTGGTAAAGTCTCGGAGAGTACAAAGGAGTGGACAGGGTATTACGTTGAGCATATAGACAAGAGCGTCAGGCTTTACACTGATATGTTAGTCAACGGTATTGCACCAGAGATGGCACGTATGGTCTTACCTCAGTCAATGATGGTTGACTTCATTTGGTCTGGTAACCTGTTAGCATTTAGCCATGTGTACAACCTACGCAGCGGCGAAGGGGCACAGGTAGAGGCTAGGGAGTTTGCTGAGATGTTGGACAAGGTAATCAAACCTGAGTTCCCTGTGGGTTGGGATGCTTTGGTTCACAAGTAACCCATAGTGTAGAGAAATGGAGTTTATATGAACCAGTAAGTAACTATATGGTTACACAATGGCATTATATTGACATAAAGTAACTATATGGTTACATAGAGGAGCAAGACGATGACATTTGATGAATGGTGGATGGAGTACCAAGGCGCTATTAAGTGGGTTGATGAAGGTGCGTCACATGCTAGGGCAGCTTGGGACTACCAACAGACAATCATAGACGAGCTTCAGTACCTCAATAATCTACAACAGGATAGAATTGACAGGCTTGAAGCAGGAATGTCAGCAGACGCTAGGACTGTTACAATGGCGTATGTAGTCCACAATGACGATGGTAGCGTAAGGGCATACACGGACGACACAGGCCGCTTGTGTATTGGTACATTACAGGAGCAAGAGCGATGAAAGACAGGTTTGATTTAGAGGAAGCCATACAGCACGTGTGGGCAACCGTAGAGGACATACGCACAGTCAACGAGATGATGTACGACAGTGACATGCAATGGGATGACGACAAGCGTTGGAATGTCATGGAAGGTTTGGCGGCAGTCATGGCCTGTAAGTGTGAGAAGCTATGGAATGTCTTCAAGCAGGTGCATGAGATAGACGAATACGCTGCCAGTCGAGAGCTACTGGCTAAGTTAAGCCGTAAGGAGTGGGGCGATGAGTAACAAGTGGCACGGCGGTAAGGGTAGCAGCCCACGACCTATCGACAAGAACAAGTTCGATAGTAACTGGGACGCTATCTTTGGTAAGCCTAAGAAGTGCGTCAAGATATGCAAGAGTGACGGTGAGAAGTGCGTAGGTTGTGACCGCACGTTGGAAGAAATCGAGAAGGCAGGTAAAGGACAATGACACTAAATGAGTACCAGATACAAGCGGCAGCTACGGCAATCTATCAGGAGAAGTTCTACCCAGTCGCGAGTCTTATGGTCGAGTCAGCGGAACTGGCAGACCTCTTTGTCAAACCATGGCTCCGAGGGGACGACAAGCCCGTTGACCGAGACAAGATCATCAGTGAAGCAGGGGACGTCCTTTGGAACCTAGCGGCTATCCTGAATGATTGTGGGTTGTCCTTGGAGATTGTAGCGCGTAAGAACTTAATGAAACTAGAAGACAGAGCAGCCCGAGGTGTCATCATGGGTGACGGAGGTGAACGATGAGCCAAGTGTTATTATTTACAAGCCCCCAGTGTACCCCCTGTAAGGCGCTTAAGAAGGACTTAGAGTCCATGGGCTACCTAGACCAGATTGACCAAGTGGACGTCTCCTATGAGACCTCAGCGCCTATGATGGCTATGTACGGTGTACGCTCAGTACCTACGTTGATATTCCTAGACGATGCCGAGGAGATCATACGTGTACGTGTGGGTTACACTGGAGACTTACGAGACCTAGAAGGATTATTCGCATGAAAGTAATTGACGGCAAGTTCGGTAAGAAGACTGAAGAACAAGACGAGGAGTTGACATTGGTTGACAAGATTGGTATGTCAGTCATGTCGATGATACCAGAGGATGCCAAGGGTAACTTTGTTATCCTAATGGACTTAGGTGGTGACGAGGTGATGATCGCCACAGACAACAATCTAACTGACGCTGTGTTCCTTTTGGAAGTAGCTAAGTTAAACTTAATAATGAACCCTATTACTGAGGAGACTTTACACTAATGGATAGTTACTACGTGTATTCCTACAGGGACAAGGGAGGCGACATTGTTTATATAGGCAAGGGAGTCAACGGACGCGCTTGGCACGTTGGTTATATGCGTGGGGATACTCAAGAGAGGCACGATTGGAAGCAAGAGCAGATGCTTTTAGGGAGGTTGCCTTGTGATTGGGTTAATATAGAGGCTCGTTATCTCACAGAAACTGAGGCATTATCTTTGGAGACCGAATTAATCAAGCGTTATGAACCACCATTAAACCGCTGTAAAAACCCAAAGCACAAAAGCAGTAAGATAAACGAAGAAGGTTTTAAGTTTGCCAAGGTGTTGCGAGAGATGGGCTACAGCTACAAAAACATTGCCTCCTTGGTAGGAGGAACCACTATGACAATTCACAGAGCATTAAACGGAGGCCTAAAGGGTGTCAACTAAACCATTACTAGACAGCTATCAACAGTATATTGCAAAAAGCCGCTACGCTCGGTACATACCCAATGAATCTCGCCGTGAGACTTGGGACGAGACAGTGAGCCGCTACGTAAACTACTTCCAAGACCAAGGCAAGATCAACGATGAGGAGCATAAGGAGCTATTTGAGGCCATACGTAGCCTTGAGGTTATGCCTAGTATGCGAGCCTTGATGACCGCAGGTGAAGCCCTAGACCGTGACAATGTCGCAGGGTTCAACTGTAGCTACATGCCCATTGACCACCCAAGGGCATTCGATGAAATGATGTATGTACTAATGTGCGGTACTGGTGTAGGCTTCTCGGTGGAGCGTCAGTACGTCAGCAAGCTGCCCGAGGTGGCTGAGGACATGCACCCAACGGAGACCGTGATTCATGTCGTTGACTCAAAGATTGGATGGGCAAAAGCCTTCCGAGAACTTATCAGCTTGCTTTACTCAGGACACATACCAACGTGGGATGTCTCAGGAGTCCGACCGGCGGGAGCGCCACTTAAGACTTTTGGAGGACGAGCGTCAGGGCCTGAACCGCTTGTTGATCTGTTTAGATTTACTGTTGATCTCTTTAAGTCAGCAAAAGGACGCAAGCTCAGTTCAATTGAGTGCCATGACCTATGCTGTAAGATCGCTCAGATTGTCGTTGTCGGAGGAGTTAGACGCAGTGCTCTCATTAGCCTCTCAAATCTTACCGATGACCGCATCAGACGAGCCAAACACGGACAATGGTGGATCGACAACCCGCACCGAGGACTTGCAAACAACTCTGCGTGTTACACTGAAAAACCTGATTTCGAAGCGTTCCTAAACGAATGGAGTAGTTTATATGAATCACGAAGTGGAGAACGAGGAGTATTCAGCCGAGTGGCTTCTCAAAAACAGGCTGCGAGAAACGGAAGACGCGATCCTGAATGGGATTTCGGAACTAACCCATGCTCCGAGATCATCTTACGTCCAAACCAGTTCTGTAACCTCAGCGAAGTTGTTGTCCGACCAGACGATGGAGTTGATAACCTCAAGAGGAAGGTTCGTCTTGCGACTATCTTGGGAACTCTCCAAGCAACACTGACGGACTTCCGTTATTTACGCAAGAAGTGGAAGGATAATACTGAAGAAGAAGCACTGCTTGGTGTTAGCCTCACGGGTATTCTTGACAATCAAATATTGGCAAATGTGAGTGACAAAACTGCTAAGCTGTTGGAGGAACTCAGGGAGGTCGCTATTGAGACGAATAAAGAATGGGCTAAGAAACTGGGAATCAACCCTAGCGCCGCCATCACTTGCGTCAAACCTAGCGGTACTGTGTCTCAACTTGTTGACAGTGCTAGCGGGATTCATGGTCGGTTCAGCCCTTATTATATCCGTAGGGTTCGTGCTGATATGCGGGACCCTCTGTGTAATGTTCTGGAGTCCTCTGGAGTCCCTATGGAAGTGGACGCTATGTCACCTACCACTAAGGTCTTTAGCTTCTACAAGAAGTCACCTGAAGGCTCTGTTATCGCAGGAGACCAGACGGGGATGGAACAGTTGCGACTGTGGGACATGTACCAAAGACACTGGTGTGAGCACAAGCCAAGCATTACAGTGTACTACCGAGACAATGAGTTCTTGGAAATTGGACAATGGCTCTATAATAACTTTGACAGTTGTTCGGGAGTCAGCTTCCTTCCCTACAGTGACCACACGTACCAACAGGCTCCCTACGAGGCTATAACCGAGGAGGAATACCTAGAGGGTCTCAAGTCAATGCCTGAGGCATTCGACTGGGACATTGTGGAACATGAGGATAAAACTGAAGGTGCACAAACTCTGGCCTGTGTTGGCGGAGCGTGTGAGCTGTAGTTTTCTATAGGCAAAAAAATAGCCCCAAAGGAAAAATCCTGAGGGGCTTTTTTGTGACTGTTAGTTCTGTTCTTCCGCTTGTTCTTCTTCCATAATCAAAGCATTAAGAACTTTCAGCTCAGCATTTAACTCAGCGCGTCCTTCTTTTGTTTTAACCTTGGATGCGGTTCTTGCAAGCTCTGAACGAATATCCCTTAGCGTATATCCTGTTTTAGCTCTAAGTTCAGCACTGATAGCATTCTTAGTGATCAACTTAGTACCGTTCATAAAAGAACCAACAACACCTGCTATCACTGTTAAGGGGGCGTTGATAGCTGCGGACATAGGGGTTGAAGCGTTATGTAAACCCCATCGCTCTAAGCCACGCTGAATAATCGTAACGCCTTCCTGTCTAGCCTTAGGTGTCAGTATGCCACGCGCCTCAATAAGATTCTTAAGCTCTCTACGTGACGTACTCACGTTTCCTGCTAAAGAGTCCACACCGTCATTAAGAGTTCTACGAATACGCATAGCGGCTTCTTGGGCAGCAGCCATCGACTGTTCTCCTCCCGCAGCAGCAGCTTTTTCTATATCCTTCTTAAAAATAGCGTCAAACTCTTGCCGAATCTTATGTAAACCAAGAGCACTCGTTCCGTGTTTTTTAATTAGAACATCTACTTGATTCATCATGTCACGAACAACACCACTTGGCCCTACTTCAGTCTGAGACTTAAAGGCCATAGGACGTTGAGGCATAAGTTCTTCTAGGGATTGCTGTAGAGCGTTACGAACCTCGGAAGGCGTGTAAGCCAAGTCAACCTTAGCAAGCTCAGCGTCTACTGCGTTACTTAAGTTTTTAATACGGCCTTCAACTTTATTTAGCGCCTCTACCTTAGTATCGGCCCCTGTTACCTTAGTCCGTTTCAGTGCGTCTATCATATCTAAGTCAGCTTGAGAAGCTAAATGTTCTTGCTTACGTAAGACACCCTGAGGGCCTGTTCGTTTATAATCAACCTTGGGGTCAAAAATAAAATCAAACAGGTCTTTGTCTCTGCCTTTTAAAGGTTCTTGACTAACTCGTAGGCCCACTCTGTTGAGAGGGATACCCTTAGGGTTACCTGCTGCAACTTTCGTTGCATTGCCGTTAGTGTCTCTAACCACAGTTACAACCGCAGGTGGCGTTGTTTTGCCTGTACCCCTAGCGACTCTCCCCGCCCCCATTGTTAAGACATTCAAGCCAGATTCTAGCGTCTTAACCTCTTGAGGAAAGTCTTGTTTTAACTTATCGTAAACTTCTCCTCCCGCAGCAATACCTTCTAGAATCGTTTTACCCGTGTCTGTCATAAGTAAGCGTTTTAGGTTCCCACTCGCCATTTCCTGCACGTCACTAGGTACTAAATCCCACAGTGTTTTAGCACCAGAAACCATTAGTTCGCCTAAGACATCTGCGGCAAAACCTGCCGACTGCCCTGCTACTTGAGTAGTAAGGCCCATGAGGGACAAATCGCTTTTGTTGAACCCTGCTTGCGGATCAAAAGTTTGACGAGCGTTAGTTGCAGCGAAGTCTTCAAAACTTTCAATAGTGTTCTGAATACGTTGTTGACGTCTGTTTTCTATACGCTCACCCAGAGGCAATAACTTACTTTCGTCTTTTGACGACTGGACGCCCCCCATCCGAGCTACGATCTCCTCATCAGACAAAGGGGACAAAGGGCTTGCTTCCACGGTAGCTGCTAGAGGTTTAGGCCCAGTAGGACTTTGGGTTTGACTTGAGTCCTTTCCCTCCATTCTTTTTAATATTTCTTCATCACTAAGCATCTCTAGCTCCTTTAGCCTTTAATGACTTTGGTCGTACCGTCAGCGTTTATCCTAACAATACTACCATCGCCTCTACGGTAAGCTTTAGAACCGTCTTCAAACTGTTCAATGGATAAACTTCCGTTTTTAGCTGCAACTATGTTTTGGAAAGACTGTCGGATAATACGAAGGTTTTTAGCGATTTGAGCAGGATCCTGCCAAGTATCAAGATTCCCTAAGACAGCCTGTAACAGTTGGTTTTCAATATTAGATACCTGCCCTAGCGTCCCGCCTTCGTTCTTTAAGTCGCGTAGTTCTTTAAAGCCAATGATTGCCCTGAGGGTTTCCATGTTAGCCTTAAAGTCTCTTTCATCGCTAGAAGGTAACCACTCAAAAGCAGCCGAAGCCCAACCACCCACTCCGTCCTTCTCAAGAGCGTTAAGTTGGTCATCAATTAAAGCTATAGCGTTACCTGCTTTTAAAATAGCGGATTCTTGAGTAGCCGCAGCTTCAGCTTCTGACTTACTGCCATATTGGTTTACAAGCGTCCCATCTTTAAAGACAGAATAAGTACCGCCTTCTTCCTTAATGTCAATCTGTGGTTTATATTGATCAGATGTTCCTATTTTTTTAACACGTTCGCCTGTTACAGTGTTTACAAGGTAATCAACTTTGTCTAAGTTTTCATCAACAAGAGTAACTATCTGACCTTGGAACTTACTGCCTCCAACAGGTTTTACCTCTCCTGTGTTTTTATTGATCAATACTTTAACTTCGTTCCCTTGTTTATCATAAGAAGTCTCATAGACAATGCCTTTAGCCTCAGCCTCCATTCGCTGTATAGCTAGCTTCTCGTTTTCCCTTTCTTCCTCCCGCTTAGCAGCAGCAGCAGCATCAGCCTCGGTTTTAGCTTTTTGGACTAATTCAACTGCTTTAGCTCGCAGCTTAGCAGCGTCTTCAGGCCTTGTTGCTTCAAGACGTTGAGCAAGTTCCATCAGCGAGCGAGGGTCAGCTAAGTTAGCTCCTTTATAAGCGTCCGAAGCTATAGCAGAAGTACTTCGCATGTCCATACCCATAGCACCACCAAGCCCCGTACCAAACATTTGAAGCATAGGGTTAGTGACACCAGCACGTTGCATAGCGTTACGTTGGTTAGGGTCCTCGGGTAACGCAGGGCCTCTAACGGACTCCCCAAGGGCAGACGTAGCTGCCCCTAGGTTTTTAAACATTCCTGATAAATCAATAGCCATTCTTAAGTCCTCTAAAAGTCTGCAAAAGGATCGTCACTGGGGATGTAAGCCCCACTACCTAACGAGGCCGTTCCTTCCCACCATGGTGTTCCCGAACCGCCTGCGCCAATAGCCGCCAATAGTTGTTCCTCAGCAGAACCCCCGCCACTACTAAACAGGCCTGTTAATTTGTCCCAAGCCGCATCACCTAGGCCACCTATAGCACCACCTAAGATAGCGTTTAGGGTACTGCCCTGAGAACCAATCTGTGCTGTTCCAAGCTGACCTACGGACATCATACCTTGACGTAGTAAGTCTCCACGGATTTGCTCCAGTTTGGTTTGTTCTCCCAGACCACCAAGCGCCAATTGAGCTTGTAGGTTTGCTGCGGTCTCTCGACCTGCCTGACCGTAACGAGCAGCTTCCAATGCGGGTTGCATCATAGCCAACTGCTGTTGGTATGGCAAGTAGCTTGAGCCTAACATACCTGAGCCTAACTGGCCGTAGAGGCTCTGTAGGTTTGCACCACCGGTCATTGCCTGTTGTGCTGCACCCATGAGTGCTAGTTGGTTCTGAATGTCACCTGAGCGTAACCCTTGCATACCCTGAGCTTGCTGTAGGCCAAACATGCCTTGACTAATGTCACGCTGTAAGGCTGCATCAGCCAACTGAGAGGCTAACTGCTGACCCTCGCGTCCAAACTGTCCACTCTGGAGGGCTTGGTTAAACGCTTGTTGCTGTAGGGCTGCGTTAGATGACAAGGTGTCACGGTTGAAGCCCATGGCCTGTAGGTTACGTGCTTGTTCCTGTGTTGCCAGTTGTGATGCCAAGGCCTGACCTTCACGACCAAACTGACCAGATTGTAACGCACGGTTGAATGAGGACTGCGTGAGCTGATCCTGCATGAGTAAACCTTGACGGTTATATTGTCCTGCCTGTAGTCCTCGTGAGAGGCCTTCTGACTGCAACTGTGAGTTGATCTGCTCCGCAGACATACCCATGTTCGCCAGTTGCTGTGCGCGTCCTTGAGCCGCTGTCTGGAGGTCTGAGGCTTGACCTGCTAGCTGACCTGAGAGACCTGCCAAACCTGTAGCTTGACCATAGGCCTGTTGTTGCTCTGATTGCGCTTGTTGCATTGCCTGTAGTGCCGCAGAGTTCTTAGCTTCTTCCTGAGCTTTACTCAAGGCTAGTTGCTCTGGAGTACCACCAAACTGTGCTGTGGAGATACCTAAGCGACCTTGTGCCGCTAGTTTCTCATCCAAGGCCAACTGTTGACGTTGTTCCTCGGGAGTTTGCATAGCACGAATACGATTATAGACCTCAGCTTCACGGTCAGCCGTAGAGCCACCAAGGCTACCAAGCATACCTTGGGCTTGCTGTTGTACTTGGCTTTGGAGGCCTGAGATACCTGCGCCTGCTTGACCTGCCTGAGCCAACCCTTGCATACCTAAGCCGTAGCTCCGGTTAGCCAAGGCGTTAGCCTGAGAGCTACCGAAGCCATAGGCTGATATAGTGTCTGGACGGAAGTTAGTACCATAGGCACCCATACCACCTACGTTCTGAGCACCCGCAGAGCTTGCCATGGCATTCTCTTGGAACTGACCATAGTTACCAAGAGCACCCATACCTAAGGCTTGCTGTCCGTATTGGCCAGAGAGGCTATAGGGGTTGTACTGAGAACCCGTGTAGTTCTGACCCATCTGGTTTAGCTGTGAGGCTTGACCAGAGAACAAGGGGTTCATATTACCCGCTTGCATCGCAAAGTTACTAGCGAGGCCTGAGTACTGATTGGCTAAGCCTTGTTGTTGGTTTGATAAGATCTGCTCAGTAGTACCATCAGCAGCTACGTTGGTAGTCCCAAGCCCTGAAGTGACAGTAAAAGGTTTAAACTGTACGTTACTAGGCAGTGTCTCCTGTAGACCACCAATGGTTTGTGCGTAAGTGTCCTGAAGGTCACCAATGGACTCATACTGTTGGTAAGCCCCGATGCCTCCGAGGATGCCTCCAAATAAGTTACTCTCATCAGCCATTAGTAAGTACCTCCGTCAATAGTCCCCGCAGTCAGAGTACCAGTGACATTCAAAGTAGTCGCAGTGACAGTACCAGTGAACGTGGGTGACGCTGTGTCGGACTTAGAGTTCACTGCTACCTGAATGTTAGCAAACTCAGTGTTAATCTCTGTGCCTTTGATTACCTTGGACGGATCACCAGTAGGCAAACTGTCCTTGGACGCAAAGTCTGTGCTTTTAGTATAGTTTGACATTAGTATATCCGTCCCGTTGTTGCTTGAATGTTAAACTCTTGAAGTGAGATAGGAGCACCGTTGATAGGAGCCTCTAGGCCGATGGTGACCAAGTTGCCACTACCCGTGCAGTTGATTCTTGGGGACGTTACCTGAACACCTGCGGTGTACTCAGCGTCATTATACTCACTTATGTTATAGTAGGCGATAGTTGAGCCGCCTAGGGTGTACGTCTGTGCCTTGTAGTCAGTACCGAAGTCATAAGACCATTTGACTGAGAAGGTTCCTGTGGCACCACCGATGATCGTTGGGGTGATCTTTTTAAGGAACTTGAGGCTTGTAGGGTTGCCAAAGGACAGGGGGTTGCTGTAATAGCGCATGGTGTAGGGTTGGCCTATGTCTTGGTAACCTTCGTACCTTGAGATACCGCCTTCATGTCCTACTAATAGGTCATCATTCTGTAATGTCTTAAAGCAGTACATGTCTGGGGACAACCAACGGGTCACTCGGAAGCTACCGTCCTCTAGGGGTGCCCTAACGTCAAAGCAGTACACAACGTCCTGTGTAGGGAAGCTGAGGAGGTAGAAACTGTACTTAGCGTTGTACGCTGCGTATATCTCCTCGTCCTGAGTCTTCCAAAGCTGAATTATGTCATCCCTTACGTTCTTGCTGACGTCCCTTAAGGGGGCTGACTTCTCTTGGATTGTACGACCCAATGACATAACCCCTCGGGCTGACATAAACAGTAAGTCTGTACCTGTGAACTTCACAGTGTTTCTAGCGACACAACCAATGCCTACGATGGTATCCACAAGGTTCATCGTAGCAGGTGACTCAGCGCCTTGGTACAACACAATAGAGTTATAACCAAAGATCACCAAGTAGCCATTCCAAGCAGCCAAGGCGATAACTTTATCAGCACCGTCAGGCCATACTTTGTCTAAATTCAAGGAACCCGCAGTACCTGTGTCCCAGATGTGTCCCGCTAGGAGGTCTGACCAATAAACCATGTTAGGTTCACCATCAATGTTACCCACCCATAGGCGACCATAGGCCGCTAGTACCGAAGCACCCTGAGGAGGCGTACCGGACGCCCCTGCAACCGCAGACATCTTAGTGACAGCCCCTAGGGTCGTTGAGTAGACCAGAGGCTCGTGACCTGCGTTAAAGAAGTAACAGTGGTCATTGAAGTTGGTAATCTGAAAGTGAGGCTCAGTGATCGTGTAGGACGCAGGAGTCTCATCGACCAATGTGGTAGTGCCTGAGATAATCTTGCCGTTACCCACGGAAAATACCTTAGTATTGCCGTTGGCATCCTCGTACTCATGGAGCGTATGGATCTTATCAGAGCCTAGTTCCGTGTAGTCCACTGTGAGTAAGTTTAGACCCCTGCGGCTACCAATACGCCCATAGGAGTCCACCACGACATTATCAGCCACCGAGGCGTACTGAGGGTCACCACTCAGGGGTGAGTCCTGAGTGTTTAACCCTTTGAACGCAGGGGCTGCAATGTTTAAAGGTTGTAATGGTTGTGCCATAGTTACACCGCCGCAAAGATAGTTTCTTCTGGATGCTTAGAGGCGTCCAAGGCAATTGCATCAGACAGCATACGGTCAGCACTTGCGAACAACTCTGGGGTCATGTTACCACCAGACTCACCACGCTCACGGGTAGCCAGAGCAACCGCAAGGTGGACAATAGGCATCCAAGGTACAGTGACCTCATCAGCGTCAGCCGTTAGCTCACCTGTGCGTAAGACCATGTTGAATCGTAAAGTATATGTGCCGTTAGGGATAGGATAGATGTCAACCTGAGTATCACCGTTAGCATCGACACCGTTGAAGGTATAATACATTGGTGATCCTGAGGCAGGTTCAACATTTAAGAAAGTATTATTAAACCAATGAGCATCTTTGTACTTCATAAAGAAGTTCGATGTGTCGTTGATTACATCTAATATTTTACCACGATTTCCAGTAGAAGTCAAGACATAATTGAAAATATTATCAGATGTGCTTACTGTAACCGTGGTTCTTAAGGCACTCCAGTCCCAAGCGTCCTCAACCATACGGAGAGCGTCATTGACAAACTCCCCGATGAGGCTTGAGTAGGCCGTTTGGTTGACTGTTGCTACCTGATCCTCCCGTAGTCTCACTAAGACCTTATTCACGAGTTCTAGGTATGTCATTTCAAGTAATCTCCAAATAATGACTCAACGAGCGTTAAGGGTTTCTGATTTTGTTTCTTTTGGTTTAACTGTCGAGTGTACTCAGGGTTCAACAGGTCTGACTTGTAGCCTTTGAAGCGGAAGGGGTCAAAGGTACGTTTCTCAATGTCCTTCTGTCCCATAGCCGCTAGGAGACCCATGGTGTTACCTTCGCCATAGCCCTGACCAAAGCCAATGCCCTTGCCACTTCCGTAGCCACTTCCATAGCCACTACCATAGCCCTCACCGTAACCTGTGCCATAACCCGCAGTTTCCCCTGCACCGTAGCCTGTGGTATAACCTGCTTCGTTACCTACACCATAACCGGCACCGTAGCCACTGTCGTAGCTTCCTAGCTCCTCATAAGTGAACACATTACCTTCGGCATCTGTGTACTCATTGTCACCAGTCTTAGTCCACTTTTGAACTACAGAACCCGCACCTTCGGTAAACCCTGCGTCATAACCTTTGTCGTAGCTACCTACAGATTCATACTTGTAGACATTACCTTCTAGGTCTTCCCAAGTGTTTTCACCAGTACGTGTGTACTGTTGTTGAACACTCCCTGCGCCCTCCTCGAACCCTGTGTTGTAACCATCGTCATAGGTTGGCACAGGCTCTGTGGGTTGCGTAGGTTGTGAGGGAGTACCTTCGGTAGGCGTTCCTCCAGAGGTTCCAGTGGTTCCTGTGGTTGCCTCTTGCTCCACAGGAGCCTCTGCACCTACAGTGGTATCACCTACAGTATCCTGAGAGGTAGTGTCAGCAAAGAGGTCTACGTACTGATCGTAGTTCCTAGCAATCTCCAAGGCATCAAAGGAAGTAATACGACCATCGTTATTGACGTCAAACTTCATGTCTGGAGTAGAAGCGCCAACAGCCATTTGTAGTACTTTCTGTGCTGCTTCTTGAGCAGGGGTAAACGTAGGTTTAGCTCCCGCAGAACCACTGGAGTCACCGCCACCTGATTCCTCTTTGTCTTGCTGCGCTTGTTCTTGCTC